CCCGATAGCAAGAAAGAGAACGGTGAGTTGGCTGACCACGATCCCGACCACGTTGGGCAGGTTTTTCATGATGGCAGCAAATTCATTCATCGAGAAAACAGCAATTCCGCCAAAGGCAACCGCTACCGCAATGCCGATTTGTTGGAGCACCGGCTGAATCGCGGCCCAAAGTGCCTGAAACTCCGGCCCCATTGTCGAGAAGCCCGCTATCATCTCGTTGAACCCGGTTTTCAGATTCTCAATTGTCGGGCCAAAGATGGCCATCAGTTGATTCCACCCGGTCTGGATGGTTGCCCAGACCGTGGAGAGGGTAGAGGATGCGGCTGTGGTTGAACTGGAAATTCCGCCCCAGGCAGCCGCCCACCAGGATTGCAGATAGAGAATGCCCGCTGGAATGGTGACAGTGACAAAAGCGTAAATGGTGTTGAAAGCCGTTTGCATCAGCCCCCAGGCCGTGCCCACGGCTGCGCTGATCACCGGCCAGGCGGTATTCCAAAGCGCCTGCAACTCACCCAGCGATGTGGGGATATTGGTTTGCAGCCAAGTGTAGACAGAGTTGAGTATCGGCTGAATCACGCCCCAGGCGGTGGAGACTATGGGCGAAATGGCAGCCCAGGCGGTATTCCACCAGGACTGCAATGTGCTGATTGCTAGCGGGATGTAGGTTTGTAGCCAGGTGTAAACAAGCGCCAATGTCGGCCCGATAGCCGCCCAGGCTGTCGCCACCGCTGACTGGAGTTGCGGCCAGGTGGTATTCCACCATGCTTGCAGCATGGCTAGCCCCAACGGGATATAGGTTTGTAACCAGGTATACAACGTCGTCAGGTATGGCTGAATCACGCCCAAAGCGGTGCCGACAGCGCTGCTGATGGCAGCCCACGCTGTAGTTGCGACCCCGGCCAACGTAGGCCATACGCCATCCCACCAGCCTTTTAACACGGCTAGCGCTAGCGGTATATTGGTTTGCAGCCAAGTGTAGGCGCTCATCAGCACCGGCTGAATCGCCGCCCACGCCGCAAAAGTTTTTTCTTGAATACCACCAAAATTCATTGTCCAGGCCGCTGCCAATGCGGCCACCCCCAAAATAACCAGCGTGATGGGGTTAAACAAAGCTGCAATCATTGGCCCGATATAGGACAGCGCCATCATCAATGGCCCAGCCGCGGCTAACACCCCGGCAAAAGCCAGCGCCGCATTCTTCACCGGCTGCGACAATTGCCCAAACCATGTCACCGTATCGGCCACATAGCGCACCAGTCCGCCGAACATGTCGAGGAAGGGCAACGCCGTGCCAATCAGGAACGAATCGATTGAGCCTTTCAGGTATTCGATTGCCCCGTTGAAGCCTTTCATGCGGGCCCCAGCGACATCGGCGGCTGCGCCTTGTTCAGTGACGGCGCCCTTCATTTCGTTAAATTTGTCGGTGCCCTCCCCAATCAGGATGTTGGCGGCGCGCACGGCGTCGGATCCGAAAATCATAGCCAGGGCGTTGTTCTTTTCTTCCTCGGTCATTTGGTGCATGACGGTCGAGGTCGTGCCGGTAATGCCTGCCAGTTGCCCATAGGCGGCTTCAGCCGCTGCCAGTTCGCGATTCAAGCGGTCTACGCTCACCCGCTTGGCATCTTCGCTCTGCGCCACTCCGGCCACTCCGGCCTGATAGTCGGCTAGCTTTTGTTTGGTGCGCTTAATGACCTGGGCGTAGTGTTCCATCTGCTGGGTCTGCTCGCGCGTGCGCCCGCCCGAAACCACGGTAACCTCATTCATCCCGGTCATGGCCTGCTGGAGGTCGGCCAAAATGTCAGGGAATGCCCTGGTCTTGCCTTGGGCATCATAGATGCTGATGCCCAGTTCGTCCATAAGCTTTTTGGACTCTTTGGTCGGCGCAGTCAGGCGCATCATCATCGTTTTGAGCGACGTGCCGGCGTCACTGCCTTTCAGTCCGTTATTGCCCAGGATGGCGATGGCGGTAGAGAGATCTTCAATCGACTGCCCGCTGCTGCTGAATACGGCGCTCGCCATGTTGAACGATTGCGCCATGTCAGTGACCTCGACTGAGGAGGAGTTGGCCGCTGCTGCCAGCAGGTCTGCCACCCGGCCCGATTCCGAGGCGGGCAGGTTAAAAGCGTTGATCGCATTGGCGGCAATTTCAGCGGCCTGCGCCAGGCCTAGATTGCCCGCCGCCGCCAGACTCATCACGCCTTCGATGGCTTGGCCGGTCTGCTCGGCGGTCATGCCCGCCTTGGCAAGCTCCAACATGCCCGCCGCCGCTTCACCAGCGGAGAACGACGTGTCAGCACCCAGTTGCAACGCCTGCGCCTGGAGCGCGGCCATCTGCTCGCCGGTGGCCCCGCTGACAGACTGGAGGATGTTCATTGACTGCTCGAAGTCGGCTGCGCTAGAAATCGCGGCCGTGGCAATGCCAACCAGGGGCGCGGTCACTGCCAGCGACAGCGTGCTACCGACGCTGCGCAGGGTAGAGGAGAGGGACTGCACGGATTGCTGAGCGCCCTGGGTGGATATTAAAATCTCGCCGTAGGCGGACCCTAAATTTACCAGATTGAACCTCCCCTAATCATCCCATGTGCCATCCGGCTTAATCTGCACCTTTTTCATGACCATGCCCTTGAGTGACCTAAACATCGGGCTGCCCTCGCCCTCTTGCGGTTCAGCGAGTAGATCGGCCAGCTTGTAAACCGGCTTGCCTTTTTTGTCTTTCTCGCCCAGCAGGTTTTCGACATGCTTGCCCAGGATAAAGGCGGCATGATCCAACTGGTATGCCTCCCACGATTCAGGCGGTAGGCCGAGAAAACTACTCGGCCTCTGCCCGTACTCCGCTGCCATCGAGTGCAGGTTCCACAAATTTTTTCGCTGACTTACGAAAAGTTTGCAACCGGCCAGCCCCCTCGTTGGCCCAGCCGAAGATCAACATCCTGTCATTGACCGGCAGTTCTTCTACGTCCAGTCCCTCTGGCCCGATGACACACGCCTTGCACACCAGCGTAACCACCGGCAAGAATTCCTTGAGGTCAGAGAGCGATGTTTTGTTGTTATTTTGCTGCTGACTCTTGACCAAGAACTTGTCAACCTGTGGCTGAAGCGTACTGGGGATCTTGCCCTGGTTGGCAAGATCCAGCGCGGACACGCGCCGCAGCTTCACCGTCAAGCCGCTGGGCAGTTCGGCTTCTTCGCCTTCCGCCCGCGCGGCGCGCCATTCCTCTAGGTTCATTCAATTACTCCTGATTAGGTGGATGGCAGGTTGCGCGCTCCTTCGTTCTGAACTATCTCGAACAGGTTTCCTGCGCCGGGGTCAATTGCCACGCCGCTGCACTTGGTCATGAAAAATTCAGCGTCTTTAAACTCGCCTTCCAGTGGACTGGTGAGCTTGGCCTTCATAATCTTGACGTGGATGTCATCAGTGGCATTGTCGCCAACGCTCTTCCCGTAGATTTTGAAATATGGGTAGTTGTCACCGGCATTGCCGCCAAGCGTGGTTGTTCGGTTGGGCGTGGTGCCTGCTGTAACTGCTGTCCGCCCGGTCATCAGCGCGTAGGCGGCCAGGTCGATACCGCCTGCTTCAATCTCCCATTCAACCGCATCAGTGATCGCTACAACCGAAACCGTCGCATCGTCACCGCGCAACTCGCCTGAGGTTAGCCGCTCCTTAAAGGTGAGCGTCAAGGCGTTGGGCAGGTCAACTTGTAACGACCCGTCCAACTTGGTCAATTTCAAATCTCGAAGCCCGAAGGGGGCATTCCCGTAAGCCATGATGTTTATCTCCTAAAACTACAATTCAAATACTCGAAATAGTTCCGGTTCTTCCGCTTTTATCTGGAAGAGAGCCGTAACCCATTGCACAAGTAGCTCTATGTATTTCATAGCGCCACCTTTGTTTCGTGCTGTACGAACTGGAATAGCCCGTTGGTTGCATCGTCAACGCCGATTCCAGCGCATGATGTCACCCAAAACTCACCGGCTCGCATGGTGCCCTCTATTTCCTGCACCTTGCACCGGTAGATCACACAATGAATATCGCCGGTCACGTCATCGACCGCTTGCCCATAAATGCGAAAATAGGGGAAATCCGTCCCTCCGTCGCCGGCCATCGTCACCGTGCGGTTGGGCGCCACTCCTACCGCCGTGGCTGTCCTGCCGGTCATCTTGGCGTAGGCTTCGAGGCTGATCCCGCCCGCTTCCAGTTCCCACTCCACCCCGACGGGCATGTGGCGAGCCGCCACCCAGACGCCATCAGCGGCAAAATCGGCGCTCTGCGTCTTCTCTGTAAAGTGCAGCATCATGGCGGCTGGCAGGTAGACCACCGCCCCGCCTGCTGTGTCGGTCAGCTTGACTTGTCGCAGCCCGAAGGCTGCTTGACCAAAGTTCACTTAACCACCTCAACACAGGCCCAGCCAGGCACAACCGTCAGCACCAGCACGCCACCCCGATTTCCGCATTTCAGCACCGCCAGCGACAGGACGAACACAATCGCCGCTACGCACACAAGCAGGCCCACCATAAACAGCACTCTCATCGCACCCGCCTGATATGCCCAACATAACGACTCGTGATCAGCGCCGCACCGAGCGCCTGGTCTTCCATGCCGCGCAGGTCGTCAGCGTGGTGGATCTCT